ATTTCATGACCTAATTTATCAACAATCAGAAGGTAATTTGAATGACAAAACTAACACAGAGGATCACTAATTTCTTGTTCTTTATTATCATTGGAAGAGTGCTAATTGTCCTACTAAGTAATACATAGTTTTCCACAGGTTAGGGTGTGGAAACTGTGGAAAACCCTTAAATTAAGTATATTTAACCCTAATAAATAGCAAATTAAATATACATGAGCGATTTAAACCTTTTCCACAATGTTGTATAAAACCCCTTGTAATATGTGGAATAAGTGTGTATAAAGGGGTGTTAATATGTGGAATAAAAGTGTTAGAAATAGGAAGGTAATTAAGTCATTTAAATGTCACTCAGCGTCAGTATCTTAGCGAGCGTAGTATAACACGAGCGAGCGTTATATACAATACCCTCGTTAACATTTTGTAGCACTAATACCAAACCAGTTCAGTATAAACTAGAACCGATAGTTTAGGTTCGATTATTGTTACATAAGACACATAAATAACTGACACATATTGACAGTTATTATACTGTATGTTAGAATGAATTATTAACACTCATCCCCTTTAATCCGATGACAGTTTCTTACTACAACCGTACAGAGCAAAGGTATAGAATAACGTTGGATATTACAGTAGAAGATGATTTTAATCCAAGGCAAATTGACTGGCGTAAAGTATTACAATTGGAACCAAATGAGTCCGTAGAAAGTATTACTGAAGATCTGTCAAATCCCGTCAGTTGGTAATAACGTGGGGGTCGGATAAAGTGTCCTTATAGTATACAGTACTCTTGCAATTATGCCTGAGTAAAGTATCACAATGTCAACCCTAATTAGGACACTTAAAATGTCAAACAGTAGCGCACAGTTTGTATCACCTAACTTCGCACAATTTCTTCTAGATAGTGCATCAAATGGTAATGAAATCCTTGCTGTATTAGATGATCTTTATGAGGTGCAATCTACCCCACTATAAGTAACAACAATTAAAGGACAAATAAGGGCGGAGTTACTAACACTCTGCCCTTTATAATATACACTCACTAATTGTTACTTAGTGTTTACACAGTTGTTGACACTTAATACCTTATATGTTATGATGAGTTAGTGACAGTTATATGACAGTGATTTGCGCCCCTTCGTTGTTAGCGTGCCGCGTCGCGTTGCCCCCGTTTAAAAAAAGTGAAAGTCCCTAACCTACAAAAGTGGGTACGTGCGAGTTGTATATAAAAAAATCACGAAAAAATTTTTTGACCTTCTTAGGTTTGCTATATAAAAAAAATTCCCCCAGAAAATATGTCAGGATATACCGCTAATATAACGGGCGACCAAGAAGTTTATCACATATACATTAAAGGTGAATGCGTATATCACAGTTTAAATGAATCAGAATTTAAGGAAACATTTACTCAATTGAAAGCACTGGTTGGGTTGATGAGGACAGATTATGCTGAGAAAGATATAACATTTGAGAAGGTATCAGCAGGTATAGGAGGATCAGGAGGTTCGGTTACTTGGAAAGAACCAGAGGGCGGTGATAGTTATTGACATATAGATATAATTACTCTATAATTGAAGTGAAGGTATTAAACTATTATGGCAAAAGGATTTACTGTTAAAGCCAATGCTCCCAAACCTAAGAAGAAGGATGAATGGGATATAGAGGCAATTAAAAAAAGAATGAAAGGGAAGACCATTGTATTCTGTCTTCCAGGTCGTGGATGCTCATACATCTTTCTGAAAAACTTTGTGCAGTTATGCTTTGACATGGTTCAGAATGGTATGTCTATCCAGATATCTCAGGACTACTCTTCAATGGTTAACTTTGCAAGATGTAAGTGTCTTGGAGCAAATGTTCTCAGAGGACCTGATCAGATTCCTTGGGACGGAAAGTTAAAGTATGATTATCAATTATGGATTGACTCGGATATAGTCTTTGACACAAACAAATTCTGGCAGTTATGTGATGTCTCAGTTCCAGCAGAAGCAGCAACAACCGATGAGACAGGGAATATTGTAAGTTGGAACGAAGAACTTCTTAACCAACGTTCTATTACTGCTGGTTGGTATGCCACTGAGGATGGGAGCACTACCTCTGTTGCTCATTGGTTAGAGGAAGATGATTTCCGCAAGAATGGTGGAGTGATGAATCACGAAACCGTCGAAAGCATCTCGAAAAGAAAGAAACCATTTACTGTTGATTATACAGGGTTCGGTTGGGTTCTTATTAAGAAGGGTGTATTTGAAGATCTTGAATATCCTTGGTTTGCTCCTAAGATGCAACAATTTGAATCTGGTGCAGTTCAAGATATGTGTGGGGAAGACGTTTCATTCTGCCTCGATGCAATCGAGAAGGGATGGGATATCTGGTGCGATCCTCGTATAAGGGTCGGTCACGAAAAAACTCGAATCATTTAAAAACGGCGTTTCTCGATTAAATTATGGCAGTAAAAACTAAACAAGGGGCATGGGGTTCAATGGATTTCGTTGAAACCACCCCGAAGAAAACTCGACAAGGACGTGGTAAACATACTAAATTTGCCGCTACCTCTCGAAATGGAGCGAAAAAAAAGTACCGAGGACAAGGAAAATAAATAATAAGACCCGAAAGGGTCTTTTTTTAATACTAAGGTAGTAAAATGACTGAATCTAATGATTTTTTAGATAATTTAGCGAACCATCAACACCAAAAGATGCTTCGTGAGATTGCAAATGACAAAATAACACCTAAAAAAAGGGATACAAAGGTGCAAAATGACCTTTATGATGAGGATGGACTTGATTATGACGACCAAACCATGATTATTACCTAACAATCCTTAATAAATAAAATATAATAACTTTATACTATTGTAATAAATGCCGTTACAACGAGTTAGTCAGGGTTTTAAAGATCTTAGTATGACATTTAAGCGTAATCCGCTTAATAGAGACCTTATTGTCCTTAAAAATGAAAATGCTATTGCTCGTTCTATAAGAAATATTGTATTTACATTACCTGGTGAAAAGTTCTTTAATGAAAATTTTGGATCAAGAGTTTCAAAATTACTTTTTGAGAATATAGATGTAATAACTGCTTCTCAAATTGAAGATGAAATAACACAATCTATCGTTAATTATGAACCTAGGGTTAGGATAGTTAAATTAACTGTAACTCCTAATTATGACGCAGGTGAATTTGATACTGTTATTGTATATGAAATCGTAGGAATCGATGCTCCCGCACAACAACTCTCATTCGCTTTGCAGCCAACTAGATAAATGCCATTAGTTAACTTCTCTAATCTTAATTTTGATCAAATTAAGACATCTCTAACTGATTATCTTAGATCAAATTCTAATTTTACTGGTTATGACTTTGAAGGGTCTAATTTATCGACCTTAATTGATTTAATGGCATACAATACTTACATTTCATCATATAATGCAAATATGGTGACTAATGAAGTATTCATTGACAGTGCCACTTTAAGAGAAAATGTAGTTTCTCTAGCAAGAAATATAGGATACCTTCCAAGGTCTCGTAAAGCGTCCACAGCAACTATTAGTTTCTTTGTTGATGTAACTAACGTAACACCTGCTCCCGCCACTCTGACGCTCAGTAAAGGTCCTGTGGGGGCTACTGCGGGAACCTTTGGTAATAGTGCTTATATCTTTTCTATTATAGAAGACATTACTGTACCCGTTGTTACAGATGCAGAAGGAAATTCCTTTGCTAATTTTAACAATATTAAGGTTTATGAAGGAACTCTTTTAAATACTGCCTTTACATACAGTTCATTAAATCCAAATCAGAAATTTATTTTACCTAATGCTGGAATTGACACTGATTTAATGATTGTAACAGTAAAAAATAACAGTTCTTCCACTGGAGGAACAAAATATAGTTCAAAAAATGATCTTTTTAATATTAAAAGTGATTCTAAGGTTTATTTTTTACAAGAAATTGAAGATGAACAGTATGAAATCTTTTTTGGAGACGATATTTTTGGAAAAAAAATAGAAGAAGGTAATTATATCGTTGTAGATTATATAATTTCTAGTGGAGATGCCGCAAATGGTATAAATGCCTTTACTTTTGGTGGAAAATTGAGTTATATTAGAAATTCTATAAGTTATTCCGTAACTTCTGGTATTTCTTTAATCACTACACTATCTCAATCGTCTGGTGGAGAGAATATTGAGTCAGTAGATTCGGTTAAAAAGTTTGCTCCTCGTGTTTATGCCTCTCAAAACCGTGCAGTGAGTTCAAATGACTATGAAACTTTAATTCCTGCTAAAATTTATCCCGAAACAGAGTCAATTTCTGTTTTTGGTGGTGAAGAATTGGTTCCACCTCAATACGGAAAGGTTTTTATTAGTATAAAACCACGAACAGGTGATTTTTTACCCAATTTACTTAAAGAAAGTATTAAAACTAAGCTTAAAAAGTATGCAGTAGCAGGAATTGTCCCCGAAATTCTTGATTTAAAGTATCTTTACCTTGAAGTTGACTCAAAAATCTATTATAACACAAATCTTGCACCTTCAGGAGAGTATGTTTCTACTTTAGTACAACAAAATGCTACTACATATGCAGAATCTACTGAATTAAATAGATATGGTGCTCGATTTAAGTATAGTAAATTCTTAAAAGTGATTGATGAGAGTGATCAAGCAGTTACTTCTAATATTACGACAGTTGAAATGCGTCGTGATATGAGATGTGCTTTAAATACTCTTGCCGAATATTCAATTGGGTTTGGTAATGAGTTTCATATTAAAAATATGGGTGGATATAATATCAAATCAACTGCATTTAGAATTCAAGGTCTTTCAACCGATATTTACCTTTCTGATATACCTAATTCTAATAGAGAAAACGGATCTCTTTTCTTCTTTACAGTTCCTACTCCCAACTCTACAAGTCCAACTATCGTTCGTAGAAATGTTGGAACTATTAATTATACGAGTGGAATTATCACCTTAAATCCACTTAATATTCTTTCTGGAAAATTAAAAGATGGTCAAACTATTGTTGAAATATCTGCATGTCCCAAATCTAATGATGTTATCGGATTACAGGATCTTTATTTACAACTAGATATTAGTAGTAGTAATTTTGAAATGGTTGTGGATGATATTGCCTCAGGACTTGATCCTGCTGCTTCAACATATACAGTTACATCAAGTTATCAAAACGGGACACTAGTAAGATCATAAAATGACCGAAACGAGAATTAAGTTTAGCAACATAGTTCAGAATCAACTTCCTACTTATGTGGAGGAAGAGTTTCCTTTAGTTGCGGAATTTTTTAAATCTTATTATCAAGGACAAGAATATAAAAGTGGTCCTTTGGATCTACTTCAAAATATTGATCAATATATTAAGGTTCAAGAACAGACGAATCTTCAAACTTCAGTTATTTTAGATGATGCTCTTACAACATATGATACGACAATAAATGTTGATTTACAAGAATCTCCTACGGGAACTAAAGGATTTCCTGAAACTTATGGTTTAATTCAAATTGATGGTGAGGTTATTACCTATACAGGAAAAACAGATTCTTCTTTTACGGGATGTATAAGAGGTTTTAGTGGAGTTACTTCTTATCATAAAAATGCATCTCCAGATCAATTAGTTTTTAAGGATACCCCTAGCGCTTCTCATAAAGCTGGTTCTACAATCACTAATTTAAGTGTTTTATTTTTACAACAATTTTTATTAAAGACAAAACGCCAATTTACTCCAGGATTTGATGATAGAGAGCTTCATGCTGATCTAGATCAGAATATTTTTATTAAACAAGCAAAAGATTTTTACTTAAGTAAAGGTAGTGATAAATCTTATGAAATTTTATTCAAAGCATTATATAATGAAGATGTAAGAATAGTTAGACCAAAGGAATTTCTATTTACACCATCAAATGCTAATTATAGAATTACTAATGATCTGGTAGTAGAGCCCATTAGTGGAAATCCCTTAGATCTTCAGCATTCTACACTATTTCAGGAGCCTTTTGAAAGTGATATCAATAAAGCATATGCTCCTATTACCTCAGTAGAACCAATTGAAGTTGGATTTGGTCAAACTTACTATAAATTAAGTATTGATTCTGGATATAATAGGGATATTAGAGTTGATGGTGCAATTTATGGAGAATTTAACGTTTCACCTAAGACTCGTCTTATAGGTGAAGTTGGATCTGGTGTTACTTCGCTTATTGTTGACTCTACAGTGGGTTTTGGAGCAACCGGAGACCTTTATATTGAGTATAAAGATGGTGAAACAGGTATTGCTTCCTATAAATCTAAATCTTTAAACCAATTTTTTGGTTTTGATAATATTACGGGTACTATTGCCAATGCAGCATCGATTGGAATCAATACTTTTGCTTATGGACAATCTTTTAGTGATCCTGATGAGACAATTAGGGTTAGAATTAATGCAGTTTTAGGTAAATATGATATTGTCGATAATACGTATTATTATTCCAAAGGGGATACGGTTAAAATAAGAACTTTAGGTGTTGAAGACACTAAATTCAAATTTAAGAATTGGTTTTACAATGTTGCACCAAGTTATAAGGTAAAAAGTGTCAAATTATTAGATGCATCCGATTTAACTTATGAAATTACTTTATATGTAAATCATTATTTCAGACTAGGTGATGCTGCTACTCTTATTGATGCTAATGATACTCCGAAGACTACTAGTATCATTAATATTCCTTCTTCGACATCTATTATAATCAGAGGACAAGGGAATTTAGATCTTAATACCACTTGGGATATTAAACGTAATGTTTTAACAGTTAATTCTAGTAGTTTTCCCGCATCTTCTCTTTATACTGCAA